GTGGCGGCACCCAGTTGGCTGGAATCCACCCAGCGCTGATTCAATCGCATCGATGAGAGCATAGACTGAGCCGGTCCCGCTGAGATTCCACGCTGTCTTGCGCGCCTCAACATGGACCTTGAACTGTAGCGTGCGCTCCTGGACCATGCTCGACGTGGCCAGGGGTTTCGAGAGTCCCGTGTTGCTGTAGGAAATCAGGACAAAAGCAATCGCAGAGCTCGCCCACCACGTATCCAAGTCGAAGGCTGGGTAGATGTAGACCGGGATTGCCAGGGAGCCTGAAGCGAAGAACGCCACAAGTTGTGCGGCAATCTGGTTCTGAATTGAGTCCACGGTAAGGGACGCGGGGGGCGTGTTGGTCCTGCCGCCCCATGCCGTCGGGTCGATCTGTACAGGGAGCGCGCCATAGGTGGGGTCGCTCATTTACGTGTTCGCCTTTGCGCTCAGTTTCTCGGCACGCGCGGCCGCTTCCTCTGCCAGTTTCTGATGCTCGGCAGCGCCCTTGGGCAGGTTGTCGCGGTAGGAGTTGGCGGCAGAACGGTAATGGTCCTGAGCTTGCCCGTGAGCGGCGGCCGCTTCCAGATGCTTGGCCTTCTGCTCGACGGTGAGTTCGGTGGCTGTTTGCCCATCCTGAACGCCTCCCCACCCGTAGGCCTTGCGCTCGTGTTCGCCCTTCATCTGCGAGTGGTGCAGACCATGGGCAATGGCCAGGTGCATCTTCTCTTCGCTAGCACCGGCATCCCGCTTTGCCATTGCCAGTCCGCGCGTCTGGCCGCATAGAACACAAGTGCAGCCCACGCCGTGATTATTGTAGGGGTTGGGGGTTGCCGACTTCGCCATTCCCATTCTGGAGTCTTCGTAGAACATTTGTCACCTCGAATGCGGCAGTACGATTTCTACGCCGAAGTTCTGTTTGCTCTGACGTTGCGACGAAGAGCCTGTGATTGTCAAGGTCCGGTGCGTGATCCAGCATTCTTGCACCAGACCGCCCAAAGTCAAGTCCGCCGTGGGTCCTACTGAGTCTTGGATGGCGCTCTCAACCGCATCCGCAAGGTTGTTAAGATTTGAGACATTGGTCTCATCTGGAACTTCACCCTGAAGGGAAACAACTGAAATCGTGCAGAGTAGAGATACCCGCGCAGGCGCAAATAGAACACTACGGTCATAGATTTCACCGGCCTCCATCATGAAGAATGCGGGGTACTGCTCCTCGGCCAGGTCAGTATCAGGAACCGGTCGACGACCTGCATAGTTGAACGGGCTTGTCGGGGTCACGAGCGCCGCTTTCAACTGCGCGAAGAATGCCGAGTATATGGCCTCGCGACCGATTGGGTGTCCCATTACTCTCCCGACTCCTTGATTCCTTCATCGACTGCCTGTTTCAATCGCGCCTCAATCCATGCCCGGTTGGCGTCAAGAGCAGGACCCGCAAACGGCCGCGCCGGGATTGAGACGTGATGCACCAGCACAAATAGCAAGTGGACGATGCCATCCATGACGCCGAACATGTAGACGTTGTTGCCCACGTTCGAAAAGAAGATCCGATCATAACCAGCGTCTGCCGCATCCCGTGGTGCGAACCTTGCCACCCCTGCAGGCGTCAATGCGTCTTCCATGGGAATTGCAAGCATATGGCCGTTGGTTGCATCGATCTCTGCGCCGAACTCTTGCGCGGGACCGTACTTCAGACCCTTGCCGGCCATCATGCCACCGGTCAAGCCGTGCTCATCTTCTTCAACTGGCATTGCCGCCATAGATGCAGCGAGGTTTCCAGACCGTCTCTTGAGTCCTGATTCCTCGAAGTGTTGCTGCCCGTAGCTAGCCAGGTGCTCGCCTATGTTTGCCAGTTGGCGGCGCGCGGCCGTTCTGATGGCAGGACCCATATGATCCAACCGTGCAGAGAGCCGCTTGCCGCCTTCTAGGGTGATGTCCATGTTTAGCTGGCGACTGCCGCATTCACAGCATTGGCGTAGTACCAGATGCCGCCGTGGGCCTCCAAAGAGAGCTGGCTGTTGGCCGTGGCAGCAAAGGTCAGAATGTGCTTGTTGCCATTGATGACATTGGCCGGGGTTGTCACGGTGTGCTGGTTCGTGGTGGTAGTGATGAAGAGCAATTCGGCTCCATCCTGACCGCCCGCTGAAGCCGGGCCCGCTACCGGCGCTCCGAGGGTCATGGCCGCTACGCCAGCGTAGGTTACGAGAATAGTGCCGGTGATGATGCTGATGACCGCATTCGCCGAGTTAACGACCTGATCAGGCGTCATCGCTCCATGCGCCAGCGTTCCGGTAGTGTTGAACGTCGGGGCCGCGGATGAATCGCCTGAGAGTCCCGCGTCAACCAAGCTCATGGTTGCCAGCGTGTTCAGCACACCGCCATAGCCATTCGGCACGTTGGGGGTAAGGTTCGATGCAATCTTGCCCTGGTTTGCGCCGCCCGTCACACGGTACACGTCATAGACGGCACCGGGGATCGTGTTCCACGAGATGGTGTTGGATGCTGCGGCCGAGAGCGTGGCTGCGCCGGTGGTGATCGTGGCCGTGCCGGGAACCGTCTGAGTCCCGATCTTGGCGACAACGGCGTAGGTTTGAGTGGTGGAAGCGGGCGCCAGCGGAGTGACCACAACCACGGGGGGAGTGACCGGAACCGCCTGCACTGCGGTCTGCAACGCTGCAACAACGTCGCTCTGCTGCGCGGTGGGACTAGGGAGATTGAGATTTGCCATGGTGATGATTCTCCTATGCTAAGTTAGACGGTTCCCATGCCGTCAGTTGGGAAAACTTCGCGGTGCTTGTCAAGCATCGAGATTGTGGAAGGATGCGCGTCCTTCAAAAAATAGTTGATGCGATCAGGACCCACGCCAGAGCCCGTATCGCCTACGCGGGTCCTGTTCTTGAACAGCAGCGCCGATTGCTGCATACAGGCCATCTGGAAATCGTCAGGCACCATGTTCGCATTGCTTGGCAAAACTGGAATGGCGCCCTCGCACCTCCAGAAGATGCCGTTGTCGTTCGTGATCGAGTTGCGCGTCTGGAGCCATGTCCCCGGCGTCGTTGCGCCCGTCGTGCCGCCGTTTACTGCCTCATAGTAGAAGCCGCCTACCTGAATCTGTGCGTTGGCCAGGGTGACCGTCGCCGCCGTCCATCCCGGCAAAGTCAGGACTCCAAGCTGCCCCGGCGTCATGAACCCACCAGAGTAGTTCAAAGTGATGTTCTGACGACCTTCCCAGAAGCACTCATCGCGTAGGTTAATAAACCAATTGTCCCATGACAGGTGAGATGCTGAGCCGTTCGTAGACGGGAGGATTACGTGTCCTGTTTCCCCGTAGAATCCTGCCAGTACGACAGACGAGACGTTCAGGACCGGATAGATCAGCGCGCGCATTGAGCGCCGTCCATTCCCGTTCCGAACCTCGGCGAAGGTGCCAACAGCCAGGGTGCGCGACACGTAGCGGTTGATGCCGTCTGATACCGCAGTGATGATCTTTGTCAGGGCTGAGTCTGATGCGGTTGTTTGGCCCAAAGCGGGGCTTATGTAGTTCTTCAGGTCCGTCAATGTCGTCAAATCAACCGCATGAGGCATCTTCGTTACTCCACCTTGATGCGCGCGCTCTGCTTGCCCGCAACCTTGACTTCGCCCGGAACTGGCAAGTTCAAGTCCTTTGCGTTCGCGGCGATGGCGTCAAAGTCCTCTTGGCTAACCGTCATGCTTACCGGCGAAATTTTGAAGCCGATGGCCTGCAACTTCGGGACACTCTCCTCTTGCACGGTCACGAACCCGGTATCGTCTGCTTGGTAGTTCCTGCCATCGACAGAAACCTGCGAATTGCCTTCAGGACACTGCAATCTGACCATTTCATTCCCTCCAAAAAATAAGGCAGGAGGCGTTTGGTTGCCGCCGCCTGCCTCATTGTAAATCCATCCGTAGGTTAGAACGTCTGGGTTCCCGTCGGCTGGTTGATGTTGGTCAGGATAGCGAAGGCCGGAGCGAAGTACAGGGCGAACGTCTCATCGACATACACGCCGTACTCATTGCGCCGGGTGCGCAGCGGCCAGGACACTTGCACATAGTCCTGACGGACACGCGCTTCGAGGATGTTGGCCACGCCGCTCAGGGGGTACGGAGAGCGATCGGACCAGAAGAGAATCGTGCCCGGAGGCAGGTTGGGGTGAGTTTCGATCGGCAGCGTGTTGCCGTAGATCTTGTTCTTGTAGGCGTTGACTGCGCGCCCGGCCACGATCTGAGAGCCGCTTCCCGAGTCCGCCTCAAACACCATG